CGAGAACATTTAAGTATTTTTGCGTTAAATTCATGTATGTCTTCCTTTGGTTGAGACTCACCGGCAAGAGACAAAAGGGTTCTGATCTCCGCACCGTTGAAGTCGAATTGAATAAATAAGTTGTTTTTGGGGACAACGATATCTGCGATATCCTTCTTAAGATTTAAGATGGGAAATGAACCTGACTTCGTTGTTAGACGACCAGTCACAGAGCCATAAATATCATACGATATTACAGGAGTTTTTCCTCCAAAACTCTTCCAAAGAGTCTTGGCCTTGTAGTCGGTCTTCTGGTAACTAAATAGTCGGTCTTGGTTCAAAATAACGCCATTATTGGAAATTTCATAAACCATCTTGCTGAGGTCAATCATGAACTTGTGGTTTGCTGGTTTGGTATGATTCTCAAACACATATTCACATATCTCATTTTTAACTTGACACCAGTGAATAAGAGCTTGCTTGGGAATGATATCGAACAAGCAGACATCGTCAAGGTTGATTTTAGCAACCGATGCTGCCTTTACAAAATTCTTAACTCTCTTTTTGTGGATTTCCAAGCGATCTGAGAGATGTTCGGGACAAACCTCTTCAAGTGACTTGCCTCCACACCATATCCTAGCGTATTCATAATCATCATCTGATAAGTGAGGAGACCAATCCCAGGTCTTCTCAAAAGCTCTCTTAATCTGTCCATAATAAAAATCTCCATTAGCAAAGAGACCGAGACAGTCTCGTTTATCATCAAGTATCTGAAATAACATTTATCCTCCATATGTTGAGAGATAAACTGCCACATTCATCTCTTCTTAAGTTGTGTCCTCTTTAGCACATCGTTTAGTCCACCAGGTTTTGATTTGTAAACACTTCTGTACTGTTCATTAATATAACCTATTGCTCTGGAGTTGTCAAATACTTTTTGTAAGTTTTTTGCATTTTGTGTGATTTTCTTGTGATCTGGTTGTGAGAAAGGCTTGTCTTCTTCAAAATACCTTATATTATTATAATATTCTATAAAGTAATTATTATTATATATATTATTAAATTTATCTATGTTAATATTATTTCTATATATATTATTCTTAATAGTATTCTTATTACATGCTATTATATTCTTCTCATAAGGATGTCTATTAGCAAAATTATTATATGCATCAAATAGATTCCTCTTTATAAAATCAATATCCAATTCAGATGTTTGAATAAAATTTTCAGAAAAAATTTGATTAATACTTGACAAACCGTAATTTTCATGGTATATTATAGATGAGGGACTAGCTAGATCTGCAACAATGATCCATGGCGAGTTCTTAGCTACGGAGAAACCAAAATTATTACATACATTAAGATAATATGGGAAGTTTTCGCTCTCAATGAATGCTTCCTTTAACTCATCTGTGCCTATGTTTTGGCCTGACAAGTCAATAGCAAGACCAGAATAGAATATACTTGAATATCTGCTTCTATGCCATGCTGTATAAGTTAATGGAAATGTTGGAGTTATTTGATCAATATACCTTAAGAACTCTCCGAAGTAATCTTCGGCAGAGATTGTTTTCCTTTTGTCTAAAAAAATGTTCTCAAAATTTATCATAACGTTTGAGAAGTACTCTTCATAAGCCGCTTTAGGGTTGCTGTAAGAAGAATATATTCTTGGCTTTGATAAGAAGGGATCATTTTGACGAATCTTTCCACCATTCAATGCTCTCTCAAAAGTCCTTTGGAAGTCTATGAATTGATCTGCCACAAAATTCATTAGAGGTATTCCTGTTGGATTGTCTGCTGAGACCACTCTTTTGATGGAAGATTGGTTGGGCACAATTACGTTTAGATTTTGATCAACTCTACCATAAAGATTTCTTTCGGCAAATAGAAAGTCAACGACACCAACAGGTCCGAGAGAGTTGTTCTCTGGAAATGCTTGAATATCATATCTTTTTCTGTTAACAGTTAAGACAGTTGTTGATTTGGTTTCGTTTTTTGCTTTAAATTTTGACATACTAATTCCCTATATCTCTTGTGGTGTTCCATTTACAATTTTGTACTTTGTTTGTTTTATGTTGTCACCCTCAAATTCAGTTACTGTGTATACTTTGGTTGTTTCGTTGTAGGACACTGGAGAATTAGAGAAATATTTTTCGATAACTTCATCCGGTGAAAGTACAGTAGGAGATGTTTCAACTTCTTTACCGGTTTCTTGTACTACAGCATCATTAGGTCTAACATCAATAGGTTCATAAGCATTTTTATAACCATATCCAATAGCAGCAGATTGACCATAAAGTTTTTCTTCTATTGCTTCACAATATTTCTTGGAATTTGGACCTTGAGGTTTCTCATTTAATTTTGATGTATCAATAATATCTACAGCTATCTCTTCCTTAGATCCAATAATTTTACTTTTCGGATCTCCATCGCCAGAATATGAGAACATAGCTTCAATGGATGTTGTGAATTTACCCGGTCCTATTGATGACTTAACCCCTGTTATAAGGTGATAACCACCAAAACCCATTTTATTAGCTATTGAAGTTTGTTTTCGGGGATCAAAGTCTGCTCCTGCACCTATTAGGCCAACAGGGTCAATAAAGACTTCCATACCCGGATAATATAACGTATTACCAACCATCTCCATGGAAATTTTATACACAGCAGATAGTTGCATTAACCCATCATGTCCATGTCTAAAGAAGCGGGCTTCTCTAACATATTGCATGTCGGACTTTGAGAACTTAATTTTCTTAAGAATGCCTCTGTCTCTTCCGAGTTGGTAGTGCATGATACCATTTAGCTCATCATCTGTCTTGTTTCCAACCTTATCTGTTCTTCCTCTCGGAGCTTCGGCATATATGGTTATGTAGTTATATAGATTCTTTACACTTGTTGAGACTCCATTATTATCTGCTTCCAAAGGTAGCTCCCCGGACTTGTAATGTTTAGTAACATTTAGCATCACGTTTTCTTCTTGTGAAGCCAACAATGCTCCAATAGGATCTCTTGTTTCATCGCTTTTTCTTCTGCCCAAAAAGTTATTTGTCTTAAATTGTAAATTTTTGTCAAGGTCGTTTTTGAAGCAAGACTCAAGTAATATCTCAGTCACAAGGTATTTCGTTATATCTCTTACAAAATACATAACAGGATATGAAGTTCTTTCCGGCTTGATAACATTTTCCGTAAACCATTCATTGAACAGTTCCACTGAAATAGGAATGTTGCCAATATTGATACTTTCTGTTGTTGAATTATTGAATATATCCATATATTGAAATGAAGACAATAAGAACTTGAAGTTTTCTGTTCCTTTGATATAAGCTTCATTTTGTTTTTTGCTTTCATCAGCAGGGTCATATAGACAATCAAGAATAACATATAGCAGGTCAGCCAAGAAGAAATAGTTTATGAATAAGTCTGAATCACTGTTTGAAAGAGTTACGTCTTTGAATTGGTTCTGTTTGAGAGTAAAATCTTTAGGGTTTGATTTTTCTTTAGCTGGATCTCCTGAAGTAACACTTTCGCCCGTAAACACAGCAGGTGAAGATATAAAACCGGTTCTTCTAAAAGATTCAGCAGCAGAGCTATCAACAGTGACGTGTTTTAAGAGTCCGTATTTTACAAGCCTTGCAATAATGGATTGAAAAGCATTCCTTCTAAGGTTCTCTTCTATTTGCAAAAACTGCGCTCTGATGGTTGTTAACTGTTCAAGAGTACAGGCAGCAGAGTTTAAGACTGTTTGATATTGCTCTCTTACTTGTGCTAATGCTGCTCGTGCTTCTCTAGAAGCTAACGCATCAAGAGTTGTTCCTTTTAGTGCTGTTTCAATATATGCTCTATATGATACCGATATTTCAACAGAACCATCGTCACGAATATCAATCTCGTGGTCGACCATATTGAGATAAAAAGTTTTATTTATTTTTTTGATAGCAGGTCTAATATGAGCAGGAGCAGACTCTGCTTCCCATCCAACATCTGCACGAATACGATAATATGATGGGTCAAACTGTAGAGGCGAGGTTTTACCTGACCCTATTTTTTCATCACTTGGCGTTCCATCTTTTTTACTTGGCAATATAAGGAGGTCAACATATCTGTGGCCGTCATTCATTGGATGGTCTTTGATAAAGTCACTGAAAGTTTGGAAATATAACTTGAGCGTAGCTGTGATATCATTCTTAGCTGTTGCTGGTGTTGAACCATCAAATGAAAATGAAAACTCTTTGACACCAAAGTCTGAACCTCTATCAAAGTCTGTTGTGAATAGGTTGTTTATCCTATTTGAATCTGTGTGTTTTGGAAACTTGAATTCATGCTCTTTAAGTTCTCCGTCCTCCGTGTATACTTTAACTAACCTTATCTTTGGAACAAGACTTGCATGTTCTGCTGGAGTTATATTGACGAATGGCTTGATACTTGAAATGTTTGGTATCAATAATTTGTTAATGATTGCGGACTTGTCTTTATTTTTATCTTTCTCATCGATTAGATATAAGCGGCCTTTGTATGGAACTGTCTCATGAATAGTTCCTGCTGTTTGACTAGCGATATCGGTGATATTTATATCTTGCATATCTTTCAAACGACTCATTAAGAGACATTGTTTGAGAAACTTTTGTTTTGCTTTGATATCTTCTTTTGATAATTCTGAGGAGTCTGTATCTTTACCTGTGATTTGTTCATTGTTTTTTGCGGCCTCTTCGGCTTTTTTAAATGCTTCTTGAGCTTCTTTGTCTGATAGTGCATCTGAGGTATCTTTATAAGCTTTTAGAAACTGAACTAAGGCATTAGCTCTAATATTGTTGAGAACATATTGCGCAAAACGATATCCTATTTGACCTTTATCTAAAGCACCTTCTACAAGTCCAGTATCCCTATTATCTTTATTAACCCAAGATTCTATATCACTATTAAATCTTACTTTTATATTCTCTAGTGATAAACCAAGAACCGAATTATCAGATAATACATTTGCGTGAGTTCTTAGTAAAGTTTTTCCAATACCCCAATATGCTTGTCTAACAAAATTTTGAAATTTTTCATCTTCTCCAAAAGAAAGCCACCTAGAGGTTTCAAATTTTGCTGCATCTGTTGCTTCAAGATTTTCGTTCGCTCTAATGTCATTTTGTTCTTGGTCATTGTTCGGTATATATTTTATATAAAAAGTTTTGCTATCAAAAAAACCCAAATCTTTAAGTTGTTTAAGTTGCTGATTGGATAGACTGAAATCGTCTCCTACAAAACTAGGAGCCTTTGAAGTATCACTATCGACAGATCTAAAAAAATTATAGTCAGCAGCACCTTGTTGGTTAAAGGCTTTTTTTACAACCCAAAGTTCCCCAATTTCAGGACCAGCAGGAGTACTCTCAAGCCATTCATTTATTTTATTTGATAAAGATATTTTAAAATTAACAAAAGAAAATTGTCTTAATGATGACCTTACTTGAGGTAATAAGACATTCTGGCTTTCATAATAATAAAATGTCTTTTGAATTATTTTTGTTATTTTTTCTACTTCATCTAAGCCGTATTCATTCTTATAGTCCCCGCCTTTTTCTTGTAGTTCTAACCAATGACCAGCGTACTTTACAAACCCTTGTATGACTGCGGCCGAAGTACTGGGGTTTTCTTTTTTGAAATATGATATCATCCCACCACTAGCATCAAAATCGGCAAACATATGAGCGGCAATATCTACCCATCCAACTGGAGGTTCTTGAATACTTGCTGGGGAACCAAGAAAATCAAATATTTTGCTAGCAAATTCTATGTCTTCTTCATCCCAATCATAGTCACGATAAGTGGTGAGAGTCAAAGGACCAGTATCAGAATATTTACCATAAAAACTAACAGCAGCAACTGAGCCCTGCCCAGAATCTAATTTATCTTCTGCACCGGAATCTTTTAATAAATCACCCATTATTGCACCACCTGCAGAGCATCAGCCAGTGACTTTGGAACCCTTATAACCTCTCCCATCTCAACATGAGACTCGGTTGGTTTTCTATTGAATCCAGCTATAACCCACCAGTGTGTTGGGTCTCCATAAAACTCGGAAGCAAGTTTCTCAAATGAAAGACCAGAATACCAAGAAACGTTATGACACTCAATACTAGCCAACTCTTCATCAGATACATATTTTGCCGATGGCGAACGGTATTGTATTACTTGACGAACACCTCTCTTTTCAAATAGCTTATCATATTGCTCTTTGTCGTTGAGCGCTTTTCTTCTATCTATATATCTTGACATTACTTACCTCCAAATGGGAATGAACCTATTGCTTCTTGATTTAGTGTCTCTTCATGAAGAATATTGAATGAGAAAGACATGCCGATGATTTTAGGATACAACTCTCCACTATCTGTGAACATGCCCATATCTAGATTCGGCTTCCAAGATAGTCCGGATATCCAACCAAGAAGACCATAGAGGCTTTGTGTTTGGGTAGTTTGTTGTTCTGGTATTTGAAGACGACCAAAAGGATCTGCTCCCAGCTTTTGTGTATTTTCTTCTTCTGTTGTTCGCCTAGGACCTATTTGTCCTGTGGCAGGAGTTATAACTGTTTTAGTTTCAACATTTCCTTTTATAAGGTTCGCAAACTGTATTCGAACAAGCGGTGGTTTTGAAAGAATACCTTGTGAATTATATATTGGATAAACCATCTTGACAAGTTCAGAACAACCCTCAAGATTGTCTTTTGCTTCTTGTAAAGAACCAGCCGGCAAGTCAAAACCAAGCGACATTGTTCTTTTGGTTCCTTGATATGTTGCGATGGGGTCCATTCTACCAAATACATCTTCGGTGTTCCAAGTTGCATCAAACGTTTGCGAGAAGTCTGTTAGGAAAGCCGGAAACCAAATTTGTCGTTGGGTTGGAACGCTCATTATTTTTAGTTGGGCATCTGTCGCATTGACGTAGCCTTGTATTGTTTTGTTATCTGATAAGTTTTTATATGGTATGCTCATGACATCATGCTTCCTTTTTCTTGTGCTTCTATGACGAAGTCTTTGAATTCTTCGTTTCCTATTTTTACTGTTACATTGGGTTTGAATGTGTTCTCAAACTTAGCAGCAAATGTATTAAGGCTATAATCAACAGCGCTTGTTGTAACGCTTTGTGTTGTCTTTCCTGTTGCTATGAGAGCGAGGTCTCCGAGCATTGGTTTGAGGGTAGCTTCTCTATCAGCAAGACCATCAGCGAAATCAACTGCTTCCCCAATTGTGTTGACCCTTGCCGTCATATTGACCTCTCCTCCTCCGCCTCCAAACAAGCCAGATAGAATGTTTCCAAGAGCAGTCAATGCTTCTGTGTTCATCATAGCAGAACCAACAGCAATCGCCGTAAATACAGCCCCAATACCTAGAGCAAGAGACCCAAGCACTGGCAAGAAAGCCGGCAAAGCAGCCGTCATACCGCCTATCAAACCAGCAAATAGAGGAAATAGCTTTACAACTAAAAACAAAGCAGCACCAGCAGCCAGCAACATTGCCGGAAGACCATTCATACTTTGACTCCAATCTAATATACCCTGAGCAATATCAGCCAAGAAGTTAACCAAAGGAGCAATTTGAATAGCGAAGTTTTGAGCTACTTTCGCAATTTTCTCCATAACAGTCATAGCATCTTTGAGCCTCTTATTGAACTCTTCTTCCGCCTCTGCATTCTTTAAACCTTGTCTATATTGGTTAACGTTCATTCCAAAGATACGTTGCGCTTCGGCCATATCCGAAATACCGGCAGCATTTGCTACAGCCATTTGAGAATATTTATCCATATCACTAAAAGCCATACCTTGAGCTTGAACAGAACGAATGAGAGTCTCAATACGTTCATTTTCTTTCATTGTCAAGAGTTCGGTTGCCGACATTTGAGCACCCAAGATTGAGTTTAGCTTACCAGCCGCATCTGCTGCTCCTGAGAATGTATCGAACTGTTTAGCTATACCTAATAAAGTATTTGCTTCAACACCAGCAGCTTTGGCTTGAGCAGCAAGGTCTGTGAATACTTTGATTGAATCTTTACCATATACAGCAAGAGATTTGGAAGCTTCAACAAAACCATTCATCATTTTAGATGCCGAGATGCCAATCTTCGAACCAGCAATAGAAAGTTGCTTTGTCATTTTCGAGGCTTGTTTGGTTGACATTCCAAAGTTGTTTGACATTATCTGTAATGCATTGGCTGCTGTATCTCCGGAGACTCCGAGTTTCTCTAATGAAGCAACGGTTTGCATTAGATCTTGTCTTCCTGCTCTTGATATCTGCATAAAGCCTGTGAAGTTATCAAATAATGTTCCTGCTGCCTTACCCGCATCTTCTGCTCCTAGACCAAGGTTTCTAAACTGACCACCAACAGCCATAATCTCGGCTGTTAGAGCACGACCAGCGCCTGTTTGCTTTGCAAATGCAGCAGTTGCGGTATCGACAGCCATTGCGTATTTTAGGGTTTGTTCCACTATAAGACCAAGAGCGCCGAGAGCAAGGTTTGTTGGATTGATGACTTTCTGCATCCCTTTTGCAACACCTTGAATACCATTTGGGCTTCTTGCAAGTTCAGCAAACTCCACAAAACCTTTGTGCATTCCCATTGCTTTCCTAGAAAGTATACCAGTTGCTAGTCCTAAATTTGTTGCAAAGTCCTCACCAGCCTCGGCCCCTTCTTTGAAGGCTTTGGTTAATTTTTTGCTTTCTTTATAATATTTAGCAGCCTCTTCTGCTGTCATGCCGTATTGTTCTTCTAGTCTTCTTAATAATTCTTGTGTTGTTTCTGTTACATCATTTCCTAATCTTCTTTGTTCAGCGGCATCTTCCTCAATTTTCTGAAATAACTCAAACATCTCGGCACCTGCTTCCACTTCTTTTACATAATCGTTTGTGGCTTTGGCAACTTGAAGATTGATATTGGCCATATCTATTTGAGAATCTTTAAACCTTTTTTGCGCTTTCTCAGCATCAGCAGTAGATTCTCCAAGAGCATTGTATGCTTTTGTCAATAGATCAACTTGCTCTGCTTGTGACTTGACATCTATATTTGTCTTTTTTAGTGCTTCTTGAAACTTTTTGAGCTTTTCGCCCTCAAGCTTTCCAATCTCTTCTATGAGTTTGTCTATATCCATTCATTTAGTCCTCGTCTCTGAACGGCCATTGCAGACCAGTCACACTCTCAAAATGTTGAACGCTGCCTCTCAACTCCGCTCGCTTCTTTGCTGTTTGAGGATGGTCTGTTCCAAACTCAACATATGCATCAAGAAACTCTTTCTGAGCAACAACGGCTTTTGAATATGCTTTCACATCTTTATACTGTCCCTTAATGGTGAACTTCGAAGTGTTCTGTTCATTAAGATTCGCAATCATCTTAACGTCATCTCCATACATATATTTCAACAACTGCTTTGTCCACCAACCAATGGCCTCGGCTTCTGTCTCATTGAGCGTTCTTTTCGCTCTTTCCAAATCAATAACAAGCATACAAATTTCTCCTTAACATAAATAGTTTCCATAAAAAAATGCCCTGAAAGGGCATCAACTTCTTTTCTTTGAGGCTTTTTCCATTTCCTTCTTCTCGTCTTCAAACTGTTTTCTCATTCTCTCACAGAACCAGTTTCGAAGTCCAATTGGAAGGTTATATATCTCAGTAAATGACCATCCACCAAAATGCTTCATGATGAATATTTGTTCATATAAGGCTTGAGAATATTTATCGGTCAGGCCAAAAAAAGTCCGTATTAAACGGCACCTCCATTTCTTGCGAATATCCACAAGAATTACACTCAAAAGCGCTTGTAACTTTTACATCGGGTGAAGCTAGCTTATAACATCCACGAAGCTGTGTAGAGTCTAAAGTCGGCATATTATCAACATATCTTGCTATAATTGACCTATCGCTGTGACCTTCGATTGAGACGATCATTTGTTTGAACTGATCTGTCAATATTGTGTCGGCCATTTTGCGTTTCTTTTTGTCTGTTGCAAGTTTAGCTAAGAACTGCTCGTCTCTTCCATCAAGAAGTCGGAACTCAATATTGAAGCCGGAATATGGCATCTTGGTTGTGAAGTTTCCGTTTGGAAGTTTCTTGAGGTTGAGTTTTTCATTCTCTTGAGACTCATGTACATGTTGTTGCGTCAAGTCAAAGTCAAACTGGGTTCTGGTTCCACAAGATGGACAACCAATTTGAGTTTTATAGTTTGCTCCATATCCTGAGATGCGAGCGGCAATAATGAGAGCGTTTCTGTCTCCAATCAAAAGGTCTTGTGCTTTGATGGACTTATCAATGATAAGAGAGTCAAGCATGCGTTCAATAGCAAGTCCCTTCTTGAGAAGTGTTTGAGAAGATAGAATGTCTTCCTCTTTTGCCGTCATGAATCTCATTTCAAGAACTTCTTTGCCGTGAAGTGGATGTCCTTCTGGGTAGCTTCCTTTTGATGGTAGCTCAACGAATTCTGTTGGCGCAACAAAGCTTAATGGGTCAAAAGCTTTTTCTACCGGTTGTTGTGGAGCCTCTGCTGGCTCTGGAGTGTGTCCTCCAAGTCTATCTTTGTTTCTGCTCATTTATACCTCTTAAGTTAATGTTGCTGAGTCATATGCAACTGTGATTGTTATTTCAAGTAATTCATCTGAGGAGTAATCAAGGTCTCCGTATTTTATTGACTTGATGAATGGGTTTTTAAGGTTCCAAGTTTCAAGCGTGTTGCCATCTGCGTCTATCTTGCTTATAACAAAGTCTTTTTCGCCGTTATATTGGTTTTTTCTTATCCCATCCTCTCCTTTACTAGGAGGCAATGGACTATAACCGTTCATCCTTAATGAATCCAACAGTTCTTGCCCTTTGGTTGGCAAAAAATCATCTCCTGTGGGGAGATCAACAATTGTAATATCGATATCGTTCCAAGTAACAATGCCGGGATACTTTATCTTATGGTTGATAAGTTGATGCTCTGATACTGAAACCTCTGGAGATGGCTGAGTGACGGTCTTAGCATACCACATAGTTTCATCTCCAAATTGAATTTGAAAACGAAACTTGCGTAGTGGTTCAAGAGTACTTTCTGTCCAAAAAGCCATTTATGCTCCTAGCTTGATGTAGTTGTAACGAATTGACCAGTTCCATCAGCAGTTTCACAAGAAGCCCAATCATACTTAAAAGTCATATCAATAGTTCTGAGTTCGTCATTATCATAAGCAAGATCGCCGTATTTAGCAGATAGTATAAAAGCATTATTGAGAGTCCAAGTTTCTACAGCGTCTCCACCTGCATCTAATATTGTTATAACAACTTGCCCAAGAGCTTCTGTGGCTTTTGCTTTAGAAACTGTAGTCTCAAGATCTGTTTCTTGCTTAACTTTATAATTTAGATTAGAAGTGTTCTTCCCAATGACATACTCATTGGTTTTCTTTACTGCATCGATGGAAATAGGATCAACAAGAGTCAAGGAAACGTCTTGCCAAGTCACACGACCAGGGAAGAAGTATTTGTTATCCAAGTAATTGTGTTCAACTGTTGCAACATCGAAACTAGGTGTGGTTACATTCTTCGCCCACCAGATTACGTCATCTCCGAGTTGAACCTGAAATCTAAAGTTTCTTTTTGGTTCTATAGAACTTTCTGTCCAAAATGCCATTGTATATATCTCCTATTAGTATACAGTAAATAGTTTAGAACTCAATTCCGGAGCGTGTGATATTGAAATCGATAGCAATGAACTCAATAGCTTTAGCAGGTTTGATGAAAACCTTAGCATACATGATATTGCGATCTTGATAATCAGGTGTTGTTGTAGTCTCATCTAGAACAAGTTTGTATTCTGAAATACCAAAACGAGTCTTAGCATCTGAGAGAACTGGATTAGCACCAGCCTTGAAACGGTTCCAAGTAGCGCGAACGTTGCTATCGAATAAAATGTTCTGAGCAACAACGCCAATCTTCTTCTTAAGGTGAACCATCAAGCGGCGAACGTTGATACGGTCAAGAGCGGAAGGTGCCTGTTGAAGAGTCTTCTGTCCGAATACAACTGGTCCTTCACCAGGGAAGTTAGCGATAGGGTTGATGTTTACTTGATACAAGTCATCACGATCTGCTTTGTTAAGGTTCTCAACTGGACGCTGAACACGAGGTCCTTGATTTCCACCAAGTTGACGGATACCACCACGGTTGAAGCCAGCAGGTGCAAACCATGGAGCACCAGATGCAGCATCACTTTGAGCGAGAACACCAAGCCCAGCAACAGATGCAGGAACACGGAGACCCATATCCTCACCAGCAAGAACTACAGGTGGGTAGTATGCAGCAGCATAGCTTGTATTGAAATCTTGTTCGTTTGCATCTGTGATAGCTTCAGCAGCAGTACCGTTAGCATATACACCTTGATTATCGTGTTCTGCTTTATGACCAGAGTCAAAGTCAATGATAGCGAGAGCATCCCCACGATCTTCTGTATTGCTAACAAGTTCTCTTCTCAAATCATCTTGAAGAAGACCAGGCATTGAGATAACGTCATATTGAACAACTTCTTTATCACTGGTGATATCAAGTACTTTCTGAACTGAGTAGTGAGCATAATGCCTAGTTGGTGAAGTGCTATCCGATAATGCTTGAGTGCTTGTGCTTGAGAATGGGTCAACAAGAGTGATATCAACACCATCTGTTCCACCAAAGAATGGAGCTTGGAACTGCTTGACTTTTTTAACTTGAATAAGTTCAGCAGAGCCTGATTCGGCAGTCACAGCATCACCAGTAGCATGAGAACCTGCTTTCCAATAGTAACGGTTAGAGTTAGAGTCGTGCACGATTTCATCAAGAGTAAAGATGAAACTAGTTTCTGTCTGCGCACCAGCATCATGGATATCATGTCCATTAGCTAGAGGACGAACGAGGTCGATGTAATCATCTTGCTTACGGAAGTATTGTGTAGGTTGGTCATCGCTACGGAATTGTCTTACACCAAATACATCGCTATATTTGTAGTCTTGACCTTTCTTGGAGCCGGTTGTTGTAAGCTGAAGTTCAGGGAAAGTCAGTGAGCAAGTAACATCGACTTGAAGATCTGCAAAGAAACTCTGTTCGTGACCCAAAGCAACAACACTATCCTTTGGTGAAGTTACATATGCAGTTGCCTCACCTTCAGAAAGTTCGGTAGACCCAGAAGTGATTTGGAAGTCTTTGAATTTAGCAGGTCCATAGAATCCGAATGGAAGTGTATATTTATCATCGATACCAGCTTTCCAATCATCAGCCATCTCAACATAAACATAGTTTGAGTTGTTAGGGTAGTTTCCTTTAACAACATATTTTTCAGTAGCTGTATTCCACTCTTGGAATGTATCACCAATTTTCTTTCCAACGAAGTCATCGGAGTTTTCATTGAGGTTACATCCACTGAACTGTTCTACAATTTGACCACCGTTATCAACGATAGATACAGTGAAAGTAGAGTTAGGGTTCTCTTGGGTTCCAAGAAGAAGGTCAGAGATACGAGCAACGTATGCTTTCTGGAAGTAGTCACCAGTATGAAGAGAATTCAAACGGAAAAGCTTCTTCATATTTGAAGCACTGTATGAAGCAGTTTCTTGTTGAGGACTTGGGTCTCGTGCAATGAACCAACCTGTTTTAGAAACAGAAGCTTCACCTTCGTGGTTTGCAAGGTTATTATCGTCAGCAGAACCAGAAGTCAATGGAAGAAGGATAGCATATTGCTTACCGTTAGCTTCCGAATCAGCAGCTAATAGAGTTTCATAAACATGTGTTTCGAATGTTTCACCCAAGAAATATTTTTCTGTATTGACTTGGTTGATACCATTAAGTAACTGTGGATTTGTGTTAAGTTTGTTACGAATGAAACCGTTCTTGTTAGCAACGTTGAAATCAACAGGATACTTTTCTGTTGTAGTGCCATCATGAATCTCAATGGTAATACCAGCAAAGAACTTAGACTCACACTGCATCAATACACCAACAGATGAAGTTGTATCTAGAGTACCAGCGATAGTACCGGATAGAGATACCGCAGCGCCTTTGGTGTAAATAACCGCTCCGAGCGTACCATTTGATTCTGCACCAGCACTTGCAGAAGGCATAATGAAAAGGCCGTAAGCAGCAGAAGTCCCAGCCTCAGTTGTGTCAAGTGTTTCACCGGTATTCCAACCAGCAGTAGTATATCCTGAATCTTGATTAGCAGAATCTTCACCAGCAAGACGAACAAAAGTCACAGGGGAAGTCTGTGTGCTCAACCATGCTTGTGCAGCATAGAGTCCGTAAGTTGGAAGTTTTGTGTTGCCTGATCTCCAAATATCGCTATTGGCATCTTTACCGCTTTGAGGGCGACCAAAAACTGTGTATAGATCATCCAAGTTCTTAACACGAACTGGTTGCATTGCTGGCCCACGAAAGGCTTGACCGATAATAAGAGCGCCATCTTCAGTTGTCTCAACGGCAACTTGACTCTCATCAACTTCACGAAGAAGGATGTCGGGTGATATAAAATCAAATTTACTAGGCATTAGTATCTCCTTAATATGTTATTCTCTATAAATAGTGCTGTATTTTCTCAAACGAACTATTCGCGATAGTCTTTGTCTTTCTTTTTCCATGGAGCTTTATCACCAGTGATAACACGCTCTCTAGATATCTTAAC